GGCCTGCTGTGGTGAATACAGTCGGGCAGCTTGCGCAGTCACTGCAGGACGTGCCGTTGTCTCTTGCTGAGCCTGACATGATGATACCTACGTTATGGCGGCAGGCTACGGAGCGTCTAACCCCGGGACGGGTATTGCCTGCCATGGGCGACTTGCCTCTGCCAATGCTAAGTCCGATACAGGACGGTACGCTTGTTCCAGAAGGGCTGTCCGCTAAAGGCGGACCTGGCTATGTCACTGCGGCTGAGCGTAGTCAGCCTGAACAATCTGAACAGGTGAATGATCCGCGGGGTGGGGCGCGGCCTGAGGTGATGCCTATTTCGATGGGTATGGCACCCACTGCGCCGTCTGTGGGTGTCGCACCGATTTCAAGCACACCCTCGATCCACTTCGCGCCGCAGATCACGATCCATGCCCCTGTGGGCAGTGATCCGCAGGCCCTGGCCGATCTGCTCGACAGTCGGCTGCGTAGGCTGATCCATGACGCCTTGCGTGGTTCCAGTGCAGCACTGCATGACTGATACCTACCCCTTCCCATTTTTTCAACTTTCTTTCTTTATCGAGGTGTCTCATGGTCGAACGGGTGATGTTGGGGCTTGGGGAGTTTCGTTTTGAAATTGCGACACTCGCCTACCAGACGTTCTCGCTGAACCAGTCCTGGCGCTGGCAAGAGCAGGCGCGTATCAATCGCGATCCGTCTATGCAGTTCGTCGGACGCAATGTGAGTGAGATCGAACTCGATGGTATTGTCTACCCGGGCTTCAAAGGTGGCCTCGGCCAAGTCGAGGCGATGCGTGCGCTGGCCGATGAGGGTCGCTCCCTGCAGCTGGTCGATGGTCTGGGTCGCATCTGGGGTGCTTGGGTGATCACCGAGATCGGGGATACCCGCACCGTATTCGCCGATAACGGCCAGCCCCGTAAGCTGGCGTTTCGCATCAAGCTTAAGGCCTATGGGGAGGATCAGTCATGACCCGACCGATCTTCAAACGGGTGATCACCCGTGACGGCGATGTACTCGATGACCTGGTTTGGCGGCATTACGGGCGCAACGACTTGATCGCTACCGTGCTCGACGTCAATCCGCCGTTGGCGCAGTTGCCTCCGGTCCTTGTTGCCGGTCTGCTGATTGAATTGCCCGATCTGCCGCTGCCGACTGAAGCGCCGGTGATTCGGTTGTGGTCATGAGGCGGCGGCGATGCAACCCCTATTCCGTATCTACGCCGGCAGCGAAGAGATCACCGATGTCATTCGCGACCGCCTGATTGAATTAGTGATCACCGACGAAGCCGGTATCCAATCGGACGAACTGAAGTTGACGCTGGACGACCGCCGCCGAGAGGTCGGTGCGATAGCCGAACTGCCGCGCATCGGCGCAGTGCTCACGGTGTCGCTGGGCTATGCCAAAACCCGGCTCATATCGCTCGGACGTTTCATTGTCGATGAGGTCGAGATCCGCTCACCGCCGGCTACGCTGACCGTCTCGGCCAAGGCGGCCGATATGGTGGGGCCGTTTCGCAGCCCCAAGACCCGCTCCTGGGATGCGACGACGCTGGGCCAACTGGTCGAGGCTATTGCTTCTGAGCACCGCTACCAGGCCAAGATCGATACAGAACTAGGCGCCATTGCCATCCCGCATCTGGATCAGACCGAGGAATCGGACATGGCGCTACTTACCCGTCTGGCTGCCAAGCACGATGCGGTTGCCAAACCCGTGGCCGGTTTTCTGGTGCTGGCCAAGCAGGGCGCAATCAAGACCATCACCGGCCAGGTGATGCCAACGATCAACCTCAACCCCAGAGATCTTGCCGAATGGCGCTACCGACACTCGGCGCGTAAACCCGGAGGCAGTGGCGCTAGCAGTGACCTCGATACGCAAAAGTCACCCACCACAGCCACCGGTGGCACCAAGGCTTACTGGTGGGATTTCGAGAAAGGTGCGCGCCGGGAAGTGACCACAGGATCGCCGCCATTTGAGGAAATTCGTTACGTCCACGCCACCGAAGCGGAAGCCAGAGCGGTGGCGGCCACCCGCAAGAACACCGGGACGCGTGGGCAGGGCGCGTTGTCGTTCAGCCTGCAGGGTGATCCGAGGCTGGCTGCCGAAGGCCGGCTGTCCATCACGCTACGTCCAGGCCTCCCCACAGACTGGCGCATCAAGCGTGTCGAGCACCGTTTGAGTAGCCAAGGTTACACGACGCAGGTCGAGTGCGAGCGATTCGTTGTGACGCCTGAACCCTTGACTACTGATCGTTAATCGATCTCACCACATCAGTTTCATTACCTCCCTTTGGAGACCACTATGTTTGAAATCAAAAACCAAGAAGGGTGGGTTACCCTGCCTCAAAACGACTTCGAAAATCTGCTTGATGTTGCAGCCCAGCGCGGGGCCGAGCGTTGCCTCGCCCATCTTGGGCTAGAAAACGGTCATGCTGCACGGGATATCAGGGAGTTGCGCAACCTGCTGGAAGCGTGGCGAGACGCCCGTCGCACTGCATGGCAAACCACCGTCAAGGTCATCACCACAGGCATCCTGGCCGCACTGCTAGTCGGTGCCGCCATCAAGTTGAAACTGATGGGAGGCCCGCAATGATCGAGACTTTGCTTGGTGGCCTGCTCGGCGGCGCCTTTCGTCTGGCACCGGAACTTCTCAAGTGGCTCGACCGCAAGAGCGAACGTGGCCATGAACTGGCCATGCAGGACAAGGCGCTGGAATTTGAAAAGCTGCGTGGCGCCCAGAAAATGGCGGAAATTGGCGCCAGCTCGGATGCCGCCTGGAATACCGGTGCTTTGGAAGCCTTGAAGGATGCGGTGCGTGGTCAGGGTGAAAAAACCGGCGTGGCCTGGGCTGATGCGTTGTCATCCAGTGTCAGACCGGTGATCACCTACTGGTTCATGGCTTTGTACTGCTCGGCTAAAACCGCCGCATTCGTGGCGGCCATTAATGCCGGTTCTGGTTGGGAAGCAGCGGTTGTGCATGCCTGGACCGAGGCGGATCAAGCTCTATGGGCCGGGGTGATCAATTTCTGGTTCTTGGGAAGAACCTTGGACAAAATGAATCGGAGAAACTAATGGCACGGACTGGCAGACCAGAAACGCCAATACAATTTCGGCTATTGGCAAAGCTAAAATTCGGTTCACCAAACGGTTGTTGGCTTTGGGGTGGTGCTTGCCATCCACAAGGCTACGGATTTATCAAACGTAAAGACGGTGCGCAGCTTCGTGCTCATCGTGTGGCTTACGAACTAATGTACGGCCCAATTCCAAAGGGGTTATTTGTTTGCCACCGCTGCGACAATCCTCAATGCGTGAGACCGAGCCACCTTTTCTTGGGTAACCATGCTGAAAACATGGCTGACATGGTGGCGAAATGCAGATCGGCACAAATGAAAGGAAGCGAAAACGGTTCAGCAAAATTACAGGAATCAGATGTAAAAACCATCCGATTTTTATCGGGAAAATACCATGAAATTGCTTCCCGTTTTGGGATTTCGGCATCAATGGTAGGTTTGATAAAACGGAGGGAACGATGGGTTCACTTGTAGTGCCGCAAACAGCGGTCGACCTAGCCAAGCAGTTCGAGGGATTTCATCGGGTGCCGAAGTTTGATCCTGAACGGCGGGCGCATCCGTATATCTGCCCAGCGGGTTATTGGACAATCGGGTTTGGGCATTTGTGCAAGCCCGATCATCCGCCGATCACTGAAGCCGAGGCCGAAATCTACTTAGCTGCCGATTTGCAAACAGCGCTCAGTGCCACACTCCGTTATTGTCCGGTATTAGCAACTGAACCGGAAAATCGGCTCGCTGCAATTGTCGATTTTACATTCAACCTTGGCGGCGGGCGTCTGCAAACATCTACCTTACGACAACGACTTAATCAGCGAAACTGGTCAGCGGCGAATCAGGAATTGAAAAGGTGGATCCATGGTGGAGGCAAGGTACTGTCCGGTTTGGTCATCCGTCGTGCTGCAGAAATCAACTTGCTAAGTTTGAACGTCCGATGAATTCTTTGAAAGTTGTCTTGATGTAATTCCCAAACAGAGCGTTCATGTCCTCCACGACAGGAGAAACCACATGACAAACCAATTCTGCAAAGCCATCATTGAAGACGCTGTTTCAATTGGCATACCAAAACCTGATCAAGAAAACCTTCTGGATCTGTTCGAATATGCAATGAAGTCAATATCTTCAACGCTCATTCGTGAAGCAATTTTTGACACCACCGATTTCGCCACTGCTCAACAACGTGAGGTCAGGGGATTTCAATTGGTTATGAATCGCTCCTCTGCTTCAAGCCGTATATGGAAAGGCGTATTTAGTCGTGGCGAACAAAACTTGGCGGTTATTGGATCACTCGAATAATCTGGACTTCAATCATCCTCTATTCGCCCATCCCAATCCGATGGGCGGGCCTCGCCTGTTTGGTAAAACTGTTTAACCAGCTTTACATATTCCAAAAAATCCTTGTTTTCAATCGCTAGCCGGTTGGCTGTATCCCAGTCGATTTCATTTCTCTCTTTTGCTGGAATATAGACCTGGCTTTCGGAAGGGTTTTCAGAGTCTAATTTGATCAGGCCGATACCATGGGCGGCCGACAGCATGCGCAATTCTTTAAGTGTGTCTGGACCTTCAATTTCGGCCGCCACCAAGTAGCCAAAGTTTGACCACGATGAATTGGAAACAGCTTGAAAAAAATACTCACGGACATTGGAACGGTTAAGCAGCAGTTTTGCCTCGAACGACCAGAGTTTGGTCCGCTTGTCGGAATACTGATTTACACAATCCCTGACTTCCCGATGCCATTCAGCTCCCAGATCTTCCATTCCAACGACATCTGGGTATAGCCAGCGATTGCCGTTTGGTCCGCGCCTATTTGACGATTTCTTTTCGTCAATTCGCTTCGAATAAACACCAAACTCGTTCCATAAATAAGTCGATAGCAACGGATAGAGTGAATGTTCTCCGCATTTTTCTGATTTTTCAGCAATCTCGACGTAAACGCTCATTTAACCCCGTCTGTTATCAACCACTGAAAAAGTAGAAGATGGTGTCCACCTATAACCAAGTGGACACCACCATGCTAGAGACAAAGAGCGCCTTAT